TACATCTGTAGCCCATAAATAAATGGTTACATTGACGGGGTCATTTCCCAGATTGGCATGCAACAAATTGCCAAACGACTTAATATAAACTTCCCCCATATCGGTCCAATCCGCCGCAGGGATCTCTAGATAATTTTTATGCCACATAAATGGCATTTCTAGCTCCCCACCTTGGTTACTCGCTGGGTTTAGGAAAAAATGCGGTTTTTGAGATGCCGCAACCAAATCGACATTTAAGAAATTTCTTTCTATCGTCAACTGGTCATCTTTAATATACGGGTTGTAAGTCACCATAGCCCTTCCATAATGGAATTGGGTTCCTGAAACGACCGCCTTCATATGCAATTTCATTCGAAGTAATTCATAGTTCTTGATCTTATCGCGAACAATCGAGTTCTCGCAAAAGGCAGTCCAGGGGTTAAACTTATAGAACAATGGGGCTCCAACTGACCACGTTTGTGCTGACTGTCTTATAGGTCGAGACAGAAAACTGGAAATATCTGCCGAAGCATTATACCCCAGATCCATAGTGCTATCGTATGCACCATCCAATGTGGTTGTGTATCCCGCGTCCTGATCCGCAAAGGATGTGATTTGCTCCACCGTTGACGGTGAGCTTTCACTGACACTGACTCCAGGTTCTCCTGATTGTGAGTCAAGCATCGTAACATGCAACTTTAAGAGAGTTGCCAACTCATTTAATAAATTATAAAAGTTAGTAATGCATTTATTTAAGTAACAAGCGCGTAGCATTGGTCGACGCTTGACAGTGCTATATTTATGAATGATATGTAAGTGTCCTGTCCACTACTCGATATACAAAGGACATTCAGATCCTCCGAGTGTGCGTATATACAAAATACATAGCCCTCTTTGATTTCGGCTCATAGGCCTCCAGCACGGGTACAGCGCCGGGATCGCAATATTTAACGTCTGCTGTGATCAGTGAAGACTGGGCCTCCCTACAAAAAAGGGAGTTTGATGTTGTGCTCCTGCAATCGGCCTTTGTGCACATTGTGCTTACCGACGAGCTCAAATCCATCATACGTGTAGATAACGGCATACACGGCATTCTTAGGGTATAGGGCATGCATAGCATTACCAAAATCTATTGCCTGTTCCTTAACACGTTTAAACTTGGCCTTATCCTTCTTTCCATTTGCGGCACTGCAACATTTGACCTCAACTACCACCATCACATTCATGAATGAGGCAACATATAAGAGATCGCCTGAGCGGCCACCTGGGAAATCATACTCTTTAGCAGTACACTTCAACGGCATTTCTGCCATTGCTTTCAATTGCAACTGTTCTTCTTCCGAATTCACTGTGCATTCTGCTTTTTCGTGCTTGTATCCAGCCTGTGATTCCAATCCAAATTTCTCAACATACCATTTCTTCCTCTCATCATAGTCCATGATAGGACCAACGTAGCCGGACAAGCCCGTCTTCTCTGCGACTTGTTTCAATTCCGCTACTCTCTGAGTGTAAACTTCACGTCCAAATTCAAAGTACTTCAGCGCTACATTTTGTATTGCTTCCGCACTAGATTGCTCCATAGAAAGTACTTCTGACTTCTTGTGAGCGTGCAACATCTTTGCGATTGAATCCTCCTCCACAGGAGAACGATAGAGTTTTAAGTCCTCGTCATACTTCGCATAGTGCTTCAAAAATGATGCATCAGCTAGGTTAACAAAAGGGACAGACTCCGCGTCCTTATCAGCCATAGTGTACTTAATATCCACATCAGCTAATTCCTGTGCAATGGCCGTATGATTAAAATCATCATATCCCTTGGCCACCGTCATAATATTATCATCTCCATATGTCATCAACGACACGACCTGATCAAACCTTGGAACACGCCACCACCTGCGCTTCTTCGCGATGGAATAATACGTGTATCTCATATATAATGAGTTCACCAAACTATTAATAACAACAGTCAACGGGTGACCTGACGGGTTAGACCCCATGAATTGCACTAAAGTGCCAAAATAATCATATGTGGGGTAAGAGATTTCCGATGCAATACCACGCATAATGGTAAGATCATCC